TTCAATAAGGTTTCCGACGTACCCACGCACTGCCCCAATGTTGGTGGACACCTGGTCAAACGATCCGTCAGACGACACACCTTTCTGGGCAGGGGACTGGATCGTTTGGAGGTAATCGAAGGACGGACCCAGAACCACATCCATTCCCGCATTCATGGCTCCAATAGGATTATCGTTCGCGTGTAGGACAGAGCTTTGAACGTTTGCCCACATGCTTACCTCCTCTTCTTATGTTTTCGGATGAGACGCAAATTCTAGCAGTTGACGCCGGAAGGCGGAATTCGTAAGGATACACGGACGCTGACGGGCCACCGATTCAATCAGTTTCATCATCGGGATTCCGAAACGTCGATGGACGTAAGCGATGGCCAGAGTGGCCGACCGATTCATTCCTGCGTGACAATGAACATAGACATTTCGGCAAGCAGGGTCTCGAAGATAGATGTCCATAGTCTCTTCAAATCTCGGATAGAAATCACGAATGATTTCAGTCTGTTCAGTATCTTCGGCACCCATACACGTGTACCGAGGACCTAGATGTCTGCGGGCCCAGAATGGACACGCAGTCTCGTCGGCACAATTGACGATGTTCGTCACTGAATATATCCTCATGAACCGAGGGGTCATGTGTGTTCCGGGACCAAGAAGAATGCGATCAAACACAACTGCGATTGGATCGTATATGGGTCCGCGAGACCGTGTTCGATAAGGGGCAATAATTGCCTCGACCTCAGACATGTTATTATACCACAGGAACGTTTACCTATCCGATTTTTCGTATGAGCAAAAACGGATTGAGGCGGCTCTAGAAGAGTGAAGGGCAACAATGATGACTCGACAGAAATCAGGATTTCCTACCGACGGACGCAATCATCATGCGGGCATCAGAAACGAAGCAGACATCGCAGCACTCTGGACCACCTCTCCTCCTCCCTTCTTCACATCTATCTACGGCACCAATATCCAGTTCATCCACCGCGGAGGCACACACGCGGTCTCCGACATCGACATCGTCCACAGCCCGGACAAGACTGTTTCCGACGGCATATCGCTCAAGAGACACAAGAGCGGCACGTACGACTACATAAACACGTCACGCGTCTCGGACTTCCTCGACGACTTCGATCTCAAGACTACCCTAGCCGGTCTTCGTACAGCCGGTCTTTCAGAGACAGAAACGCGCAAGCAGGTCACACACTGCCTCGCGAACACTCTGACGGAACTGAAGTCTTCTCACATCAAGACACTTCTCGAGACGTGTACTCGCCGTTCACCTCGGTGGATGTGCGTGAACGATCTGGAGACCCGGCGTCTCATTGTCTTCGAGCACTCCGAGATTGACGCCTTCCAGGTACGCGAGGACGACGAGTTCTTCCTGAAGTCCACTCCTCGCGCACGGACTTCGGCCACTATCTGGCGCCGGCGGGCGGGAGTGGGGGCCAGCACGACTCTCCGTATTCGTCTCGTCCTCAATAACGGTATTGGCGCCTTCCTCGGTCTTCCCACGTCAAAAAATAAGTCGAGTATTCACACGCTCAAACTCCAGCAGGATGCGGTCAAGTCCCTACTGTCTCGGGTGAAATCAGTCGTTCTCTGATAATCGCAATCGCCTCTGGATTCCGATCAAATAAAACCGCCAGTCTATTTTTCAGTTTACATGCCTCTCCCATAGTTCCCGATCCGGCCATTGGGTCCAGGACCGTATCCCCTTCATCGGTGGTCATATCTACGATCCGCTCAAGTAGTTTGAGAGGTTTGGCGGTTGGATAATGACGAATCTCGGATCCTTGGGCGATCGAGAAGATATCGTCCCAGATATCGAGACAGGGTTTTCCTGGGCTTTCGTCCTTGTACAGTTTCTTGTACAGGTTCGCCTTTTTCCCTTTGGGAACATACAAGCGGTTTTCTCCCTGAAGTTTTTCCATCTCTTCTTTCGAGATGCGCCATCCTTTGGACGGATGAAACATCTTTCCTTCGATCGTGAATTCGTAGTCGTACCCGGTACGTGTTTTGTCGCACACTAGATGTCCCAACGAATAGTGGCCGCGCGCATCGGAATTCTTGAATGAATTGTTCAGGTAATGAGAATCAAGAGGTTGGTAGACCATATGAAATTTACGTTTCGGAGTCTGGGTACACCAGAAGATCATATCAATCGAAGATCCAAGATTGTTCTTGATATTGTTTTTTGATCTACACCGTTTCCAGACAATAGGTTTCACGATACTGAAGGCCGCTCGCAGAATGCTTTCGGGGATAAACATCTGTTCAGAGGAAATGTGGAAGAAGAGAGATCCGTTGGGTTTCAGAAGGGGTACACACAAATCAATCACAGTCTTGACGAATTCGCGATACGTTTCATCGGTCCAATGATCTTCGAATCCTGGTCCGCCGGCCGCGCTCAACGTATACGTTCGATCGCTGTTAAAGGGTGGGTCTAAATAAATCGTCTGAATACTCTGTGGAGAGAGAGTTTTCAGAAGATCAAGGCAGTCTCCTTGACGAATGTCCATGTATGTTTGAGTATGAGACAGACTGTATTTTTCGACAATTTATCCGTTTTATGCCTAAACGAGGGGCTGGAGAAGGGTCTGAAGAATATAAACCAGAACAACTCCTAGACCGCCAAGAACGGCCGCGCCCGTGAGCGAGACAACACCCGAACCGGCGTAGGTGTTCGGGATGTAGCGAAGAACCAGGGACTGTACCTGGGTGAGCGAAACGATAAACACCGCGCAAAACACCGAGACATACGTCATAATGCTCTTAAGAACCGTCTTGGCGGCATAAGGGTGTATCCCACCTACCTGGGACGGCGGCGGCGGAGTATAGATAGCGGCAGATGTTCCAGGGGTGATCATCTGCGGGTACGTTGTCGAAGACGGCAGGGACATCGCGGGCTGCTGCGAACCTCCCGGGGGCATCAGCTGGTCAAGAGGGGTGGCGTCCATTCGTTTATAGTATCTAGAGTGAAAGTCTCGCGTCGGGACACGACGCATCCTCCACTTTATACCGATAGCACTTTCCATCCACTCGTGTGACCATCTTTTTCAGTTCGTCCATAGGTAGAGCGCACACATCAATCTCTGTCTGGGGGCGATGAAACATCAGGACCGCGATACCTATCCCAATCACAAACGAGAAGAAGTAGTTTGCTTCGGGTTTTTTCAGGACTTTGCTGATCTCCATTTCTATTACATTACTGGTTTAGAAAATCAATGCCGTCGGTGCACTGAACCTCGTACGCGGCGGCGCGGAAACATCCGTTCTCGACCTTGGGATTGCGCAGAACCATATCGGGTTTCTTGATATCGGGGACTAGTTTCTTGGACGTCTGCGGCGGAACAAAGATAGTGGTCACGATCATTCCGACAAGAAACCCACCGAAGATCCAGAGGATATCAAACATTATTCTAGACCGAGAGTTTTATAGACAAGGGCGATGGTTTCCTGATTATTTCCAGACCACGTAATCGACTTCTTGCCCATCGGAATATTTGCGCCTTCCCCGAAATTCACGAAGAGATCGGCAATGTAGTAGAATTGCCGCCTGTCGTTAATCCACACAACGTGTTGATCGTTCGCGTCCATCTCTTCGAAGAATCGATCGCGTTGGTTCACGTATCCGCCCACCAGAACAACGAACATATTATATACTTACAGATCCTTTTCCCAAACTATATTTCGGTAGAAGGTGAAGTCGAGTTCCTTGGCTAATTTGTCTACAAAGTCATCGGTAAAGGCCTCGCAGGGTAAAGGGCCATAATTGCTTCGCCTCCAGTTGTCTTTCACTGTCTCATATTTTTGTAGGTGTCGCTCGGTAGGATGAATCCCAAAATTTCGTTCATACCATGTCTGTCCGTATTTCATAAACGAAAACCACATGAGACTCACCTCCTTTCCATTACACATAATCGTAGATTCATCCTGTAACTGAACCTTTGTAGCCCCCAGTTCCTTTAAGAACGAGAACATGAAGTTTATCATCTTTTTTGTCCCGTCTTCCGAACAGGATGAAGAATACTCAAGACGAAGGAGGACTGCGACCTTATCCGACATATCCAGATCTGCTACAAAACACGGCTGAGTAGGACTCCAGAGAAGAACACGTTTATATTTATCTCCCTCTTCTTCCAGTTCGATTTTGTAACCAGACCGTTCAATTGCCGTATCATAACTTCCGCCTCTATACGCCCTCCAACGGGCATTTCTCCTTAGATACTTCAGTATAGTAAACATCTTCCAATCTATAGTGTGATACGGCATCACTCAACCTTCTTCTATTTGTAGTACACAATGAAAGATATCCGTAAATTTTGGGATGCGCGCGTACTTCTAGCGATTGTCGCATCAGCGATCGCAGTGGATACTGCGGGGCTCTTTGTATGGCGGTACACGGCCGAACCCGATGGACCCATCAATACATGGTACGATGAGTTTGGTTTGGTTGCCTACATCCTCGACGTCCTGTCCATTGTGATCGGCATGATTCTAGCCCAAATTGTAGCGTCCGCGATTGGCGGACCGTTCAATCTGGTGGCGTTCTTAGTGATTGTCGTGGCCATTCAGATGACCCATGATCTCTTTTTCAGTCAGGTAGTGGTTCCCATGATTCCTCCAGGCCGTAATTCGATCATTGACTTGATGTTCTCATATTCCACGATGAAGGGAGCCGAGTGGGTTCTGGCCGTAGACGCGCTCTACATGGTCGCAACCACCGCGAGTACGCTTGTCCTCCTAGAAATGCCGCAGTATGTGTCCTGGTTCAAGATCATTGGATGGCTGTACGCGACTGGCTATATTCTGTTCACGCATACGCCAGTTCGAACTTGAAATACGTCCACTCGGTAACCGCTCCTCCACCCACAGTTGGGTTAACGATCGCGTAGCCAGTATCGGGGTTTACACTAATCTTCACGATATCTCCGCCCATCGTGCAGTCGGCAGGAACGGTCCAGCCCGTAAAGTATGCCTCGACACTGCGGTTCGTCTGGGTCCGCGAACCTTCGCGCGTAGGAAGAAGGAGGGTGTACGCCTTCCCGCTCTTCTCCGACTGGATTTCCTGTAAGTAACTATTCAGGGGCTGGTGCTGAAGGGCTTTCTGTTCGTTCTCGGCATTGAGAAGTCCAGGTTTTGTCGTGCGAATAAACTCACGGATCGCCGTGTGAATATTCTCATTGAAATGTTCGTCTACCGTTCCCTGAACCTTCAGGCATTTAGGGGTCTCCTCTTTTGATTTCGGCGTACTTACGGAGGCCGATGCCGAGGCCGACGACGTCGATGATTTGGTGGGAATAGTTACGGATGAGAATCCTCGAGCGGCTTTGCGGGCTTCCGCGGCCGAGTCGGTACGCGCCTGCTGACCGAACAAAGCGTCTTCGTCTTCCCCCTCTTCGGTTTCTTGAACGGGTGTAGGGACTGGTACTGGACCGCCAGGAATACCCTGGGCAACCTTGTGCGCAACCACGGCAGAATCGGTGCGCGCCTGCTGCCCAATCTCGTTTTCTTCAGGCGTGAGATCGGCATTGGCGGGGAGCAGCGTAGATGCGGGTGTAGACGGACCCACCAAACTTTCCATCACAGATTCTACGACATCGGTTGCCGTTGCTACTGGGGCTTCTTCAGGAACAGGGTTGATGAACGATCCTTTGAACTCGACCTTGATGATTGACGGATACTCTCCCTTCTGTGCCTTCTCCCGAATCTGTGCAAGCGTTTCCGTCGCCTCCTCCTTCTCCTCCTTCAGGGAATCAATAAGGTCATACGTATCGCCGTTCCGACGTAGAGCCACCCAATGATCTCCCGTGTTCGCGATGAATCCAACCGAGGTATCCTGAATCTCTTCAAGAATGAGCGGAGTCGCGGAATATCCGAGAACGCGCAGGGCACCCATCATCACCGAATCTTCGTAATTCTCGTTTGTGGGACAGGGATTTGATCCGAGCACCTGTTTCTTGGTCACCAAATATTTACACATCGACATCATGCTCACGGGAATTTCCAGCGATTCAATATTGCTCTCCGTAATCTCCTGCTCGTCGTCTTTTACGAAATACGAGCCGCCCAGCAGATTGTTCAGAGCATGGCGGCCGCATCCGAGACTCTTAGGATCCTGAGGTTCAAAGTACCCGGGAATCGGAGCAGGAGATCCAAACTTTGTCTGTGCAGGCAGTTCTTTGGGAATCCGGGTAGCAACCTTCTTGCCTTTCGGAGATACCCCGGGAACAATGCGGCCTTTCAGTACAGCCACCATCTCAAACCCCGGCTGAAGAATAACTGTTCCGCGTCCTTTAATGAAGATCGGGAGAGGACGGGTCAGGAATCCGTGAAGAGCCACGCGGTGATCGCGATCGCCGACAGGTCCAACGAAAAAGTCGGTGAATCCCGCCCTCGCACGCGAAAAAGTCAGGCCGGGCGTCTCCGATTTCAGGGCAAATTCAACTGCTCCGTCGGCGTCCGATAACGCCCGAGGACGCAAAAGAGGACTTTCTTTCGGTAAAACATCGGCAGCCTTGACGACATTCGGATTGTCCAGAAACGTCTCAATGTCCGACGCAAAATGGTAGAGCGGAATCTCCATTGAAGTCGGAACTTCGGCGATGACGGGCGTATCGGCCTCAACCGCGTTCTTTCCTTTCGTAAGCACACGACGCTCAGCCCGGCGTTTTTCCTGTTTCGTCTTTAGAGTCTCAATATGCGGACTCGACGGCTCTTCGCCCATCAACTGCATATACGGAACCAGATCTTCCCCCTGCTTACGGAGTTCAAATGAATGTACGAGGGCGGATTTAGGAACGGCATCGGCGTCCGTGAGTTCAATGTATCCAAAAACGTCCTCCGCCATTCTTCGTCTTATTATTATACTACTTCACAGGAAATGAGGAGCGTGTCTCTTACGATACTGAAGCAAGTGTTTCTTGGCGCCACGATAGTACGCTCGGTAATTCGTGGTCGCATCGTCTGAAATCTTGTATTCGGGGGGCATTGCGCACCGAGGTGGGGTAAATCCTGCGCGCGGAAGACCAGACGGTTCTACGGTCCTCAACCAATCGAGATGTTTCTCGCACGCATGCTCTCGATCACTGTATCGGTAATGATACTCGTCGATCAGTTCTTGGGTGAGTTGAATAAGCCAGCGGTAATTATCCACCGATTCCAAGAGCCAGAGCGCGCACGGATGCTTGCGATGAGTGGGTTTGTATCCTCCACCCGGAGCAGTGTGTATCAATGTCGGCGGTTCCGTTTGGGACCAGTGACTTGTATACAGAAGTTGACAGGATTCAAGGATCATTTTGACGACGTGTTTGTCGCAGTGATATTTTGCGCATTTGCGGGGAGTCCAGTGAAGGAAGAAGATGTTCATTTTTGGGTGGTAGGAGCCGCAGGAGGTACAGATGCTGTCTCCGGTCCTGGGACCTTCGGCAATACGTTTTGGTTGAAACGTTCCTCGGCATTCGCAGTCGTGATTCCGCGATAGACCATATCCATCTTTAATTTGAGTAGGGATGTGCGGCGCGATTCGGGGGCGGGCATCCTTATTCTTCTTATTACAATTCAATATGATTTCGCACGGCGTTGTTGAACGTATTGGGCTGGAAGGGGATATCCTTTTTGGTCGCCTCGGCTTCGATCACATACTTTGTGGAGGTATACTGGTTCATCAGGAAGTACAGGAAGACCGCAATCATTAGAACAAACATCAGGGCGTTAAACCACCAAGATCCGTGTAGATTTTGAATAGTCTTGGATTGAATGAGATTGTTCTGAACACGCATGAGTGTTCCGTCGTCTACAAGACGCATAATTGTTGGAAGCATATACATAATGATTGCCGCTTTAACCGCCGGATCGGCCGTATGCTGTTTCGGAGCATCCTATGCTGCCCACCAATTCTTTCCGGTGAATCCTGTGAACCCTGAAGACGCTCTCAAAAATAAGTCAACGATGAATACGGTAAACATTTTAACGTCCGACGAACTGAAAACGCGGAGTCTCAAAGAACGCATTGACGCGTACACCACCGGTCGGGCAAATCTCCAAGATGTTATGATGGTCACGGCGGAAAAGGGGACTCTCAATCAGGCGTATGTTGCGATCGCGAAGAAGATACCAACTCTTCCTCCGAGATCGGAACAGCGTGGACAGTATGAATTTCTCAAGAAGGCAGCGGACGATCATTACAGCGGATTTGTTCCAACAGCATCGCCACCCACGGATGGAGGTCTCCTTCCCGTACTTTCAATCGGTGGCGAGCAGACGGGTTCGCTACCACCGCCCGCAAAATCTCGTACTGGTCGTGAAGACTAGGTTGTTTGATCTCCACTTCCAATTGGCCATAGAGAATACTTTGAAGAGTGTCCTCCATGTCCCTCCTTGCTCTTATGCGATACTTGTGAGGCTCTGCGTATACGGATTTGAACGGAAGGCGTCAAGAATTGAAGAATCCATGTTCTTGATCTGCTGATCCTGCGGCAGGGGCTCGTTGAAGCGGTACGCGCCCTGCTGCTGTGTCGACGACGGGAGAGAGACTATATTGGTAGGATCCACCGCCTCGCGAGTATTGATCATCATATCCTCGTCCTTATTGACCTTGACCGCACCCACCTGCGCCTCACCTGAATGAATTGCCGTGTATCCCCCTGGCGTGTAATTGGTCATCGCCGACGCCTCGCGACCAGGGTTCGTGTACGCCTGGAGATACTGATCAACGAGGTACGATCCTTCGCTGGCCGCACCCTGACCGCCACCAGGACCCGCCCACTCACCAACTGTGAGTTTCATGAACTGCTCGAACGGCTCCGTGAACTCGCGGATATAGTTCGCAAACGTGAACGACGCGCCGCCCGTTCCGTAGTACTCGGTACTGGTGGTCTCGCGCTGCTGCTCCTTCTGCATCTGTTCAGGGAACGAGGCCGGGGCGACCTGTGCACCCGTCGTGGTGTTGAGGTACATCAACTCGCCCGTATCCTTGTCCGTGAGCACCTGGAACGTATCGGGGCGGTTCTTCATGACCGGAGCCTGTAGACCAGGCTGGGTAACGAAAT